CCGTCGCCCATATCGACGGTCGCCCCGAACTGCACGCCAGCCGAAGTGAAAGACTGGTTCGTCGCCGCAGTGTCGGCGTAGATCAGCTTCATGGCATTCGTGGCGGGAGTCGCGATCAGGTCAGTGATTGCCTGATGACCGGCCAACGCGGGGTCGTAGAACAACTCAGCCGACACCTCGCCGGGGTTGCTGTAGCCGGTCGGGGCGAATGTCTTGAACACCGACCCGTCGAGCGTCGTAGACTCGAATGTCTCGGAGCCAGACCCGCTGTGCTCGATGCTCAGCAGTTGCGCGATGTCCACGAGCGAAGCCGCCACCGTGTGTTGCAGCTTGGTTCCCTTGCACTTGACGATAGCCAAGGGCCACCTCCTTTCATGTGTGCTGGATTCTGAAAGACAACGAACGAACGTAATGCCGCTGATCGCGGCCATCCCCGAGGGTCACGATGTCATCGAGCGTGCTGTCGTGGAGCACTGCGTTGATGGTGTCACTCGCCCCGGCTGCCCCGACGTAATCACGAAGGAACACCTCGACCGCGCTGCTCAATGCGATTGCCCCGGGCCGACTGGTCGCGTAACTGTCGATGTCGATCTCTGACAGACGCAGCGTGCCGCCTGTGCCGTCGAGTCTCTTGTATGGGTCGTGGCCTGTCTGCGTGATGATGAGGAAGGGAGGCTTGATTCCCTCGGCTGCGTTGTCCAGGAACACCGCCGGGAACGACACACCGCCGACAGTCTGTGCAGGTGCCAACGTCGTGATAGACGACTGAGCCAGGAGCAGCGTGCGAAGTCCGGTTTCAATTGCCACTTTTAGCCAACTCCTTCGCAGCGATCTTCTCCAAGCCCGCTTTCAATTCATGCCGAAATACATTGAGGAATTCCGACTTCGACCCGTTCCATCCGTTGATAACTGCGTCAGGAATCATCTGCTGCATCGCCCCAGTAGACCGCTTCGGCCTCTTGCTGGATCGACTCTTCGTGCCAAGCACAGGCCAGTGGATGTTGCTCACGCTGATGCCGACGCCCTTGAACTTGATGCTCCCGTCCTTCGACTTATAGGTGTTGTTGCCAGATCGCCGAGACTCCGTGTTGCTCTTCGTCCTCTTGCCGACGCCAAGCCCCACCTTGGATTGCCACTCCTTATTTCGAATCTTGAGTCCGACGAAGATGCCAACCATGCGCTTGGCCCATTTAGTGCTAACTGGCACTTGCGCCTTGATCGCTCGACGTGTTACTTGACTGGCTTTCTTCAGTGATTTTTCAGTGGTGTTCGACTGAATGGTGTCCTTCAACGCCGTCAGGCTGGCAATCAACTCATCGCTACCGAGTAACTCGATTGCCGCTCGTCGATTGGCACCGGCTCGCATCTGCGCGAGTGCCTTCTTGTTGGCCTTGCCACGGGCCGCAATCTCGGCCTTCGTTGGCTTGGCACCATCACCCCACCAGTTAGCCATCGGTCGGCACCTCGATAGCCTGGAATCGCACCATCTCGCCGCCCTCGTCCACATCCAGCGGTGGAGACGCAATCGACAGCACACGCGAGCCGAGGCGTAATCTCTGCTTCGGTGTGAACGCCTTGCTCTCTGGGTCCGCCCTCATTGTCACCTGGTGCGTGATGTCTGCCGCCACCTCGACCCCACGGAAGAACTCGCGGGATCCTCGTGTGATGAGTTCGCACCACCGAGAACAGAACGTCTGCCAGTTCGCCGCCGTCGTCTCATCGAGTTGTCCCGCCGTGTTCACGGTCCCGACGAGTCGCTGCACCTCGACGCGGTTGCTCAGCTTTCCGGCCCTCATGCGTAGTCCCCCCACTTCAGGCGACCCGCGAGGGCAGCGTAGGACAAGTCAATCTCCTTCGAGATGGTCCCGACGATGACGGTCTCGGCGTTCTCGTACCAGTGCGCGGCCAGCATGCGGATGGCTTGCTTCGCGTCCTCGGGCACTACCGACGCAGCACCGTAGCCCACGACTGCGGTCAACTCGACCGCGTTGAATCGCTCGTAGGTCGTCGGCCAAGTCTTCCCAAATGCGGGCCGAATAAGTGCGGGCTCCGCGTAGATGTCGCTCTCGTACTCGGTCTGTGCGAGAGTCTGTTGTGCGTTGAGTGAATCGTAATAGGTGATCGATGTGATGCTCTGCACGGGAGCAACTGGCAGCACGATATAGGTCGGCAAGAAGTCCATCGACACTACGACGGTCTGCGTGCAGAACGCCCGCCGCGTGTCCTTCTCCAGCATGATCCGCGCCGCAGTCAGATACGACTGAAGCTTGCTGTCCTCGAAGCCCGAGTCAATGCGGGCATGCAGCTTGAGATCCTCGACCGAAACCGGCTCGACCACTGGGCCAACAGACACACGCCACGCGTGCCTGACGCTATCCATTGAGACCAGTGGCTGAGCTCGATTCCAGGGCATCGCTACTTCCCTCGGCTACGACGCCGTTCCATCACTGGGCGAGCGTCTGCGGTTTCAACAACGTCTTCGACAAGCCGGGCCATGCCTCGGCGGATCAGCACATTGGCCACGCCGTCGGCCATGTGCAGAACTCGCCCGGCCTTATAGCCCATCCATCCCTTGAGCAGTTCCACCTTCATTAGGCGGGCACTCGCAGGATGTTAGCGAAGCCACGCTCGGCAGCCGTGACCGGGTAGTCCTTGGCACGCCAGAGGATGTAATTGATCGTGAGGTACGTTCCCGCCGAGCCATCGCCAGCGGTCGCCGTCACGTCGAGGTATCGCTTGCGTCCCCGCAAGTCGATCTCGAAAGCGAAGGTCTTGTTGTCGTCGGTCGCCGATGGCAGAGCCGACGCGCTGCCATTGATGCCGTTCGACGTGCCATAGACCAAGCCGGTCACGTCGGCATAGCTGCCGTCGGTGTCGGACTCGCCCACCTTCAACGCGGTCATCGCGATATCAGTGGCACCGAGCGTGGCCAGAATGGTGATGTAGTCGTACCCCTGGGTGTCAACGCTTGCCGTCGTGTAGCTCGCGTTATCGACGATCAGCCCCGGGGGAGTGATGGTTCCGAACTTGAAGTTCTGTGCGTGAATCATGCTGCAATTCTCCTTACGATCCGGGGGTAGACAGCATGATCACCGGGCCAGCCACCGAGGCGGTCCCGCGTTCATGCACGTTGAGATCGAAACGCTGAGTGCCACGAATGGCCAACTGGTCGAACTCGAAGTACCGCGAGGGATCGACCGCAATCTCGATGCCGCGCCGCGTGCCCATCGTGGCCGCCAGTCGCAGGTCGCCGAGGTACGCCAGCCCGTCCGTCGAGGTCTGCGCCGTGGTGGTGGAGTTCATCACCTGGGCGATGACGACGGGGAAGCCCAAAAACTGGAACGGAGCACCGCCTGCCACCTGGGCCACGGTGTTGCCGCCAGCCGCTTCCGCCAGCCGCAGCATTGAGTTGGCCCATCCGACGCGGGAGACGTACCACGCGGCATTGGCCACCGCGTACTGTGGCAGCTTGCCAACCATCGCCTCGAAGTCGTCTAGGTCCAGCGTGCTGAACGCCGTGTTGCCGGTCGCCGCAGTCACCTTGCCGCCAGCAGCGACAGCCGACTTGAGCCCGACCACGCCGCCATAGGTGGAGGTTCCGTCCCCGTTGAAGAGGCACTCGTCCTCCTTGTCCGCAAACGCGTAGGCAATCTCGCTGGCAAGGTCATCGGCAATCGAGATGATCGCGTCTTCGGCCACCTCGGAGGACATCTTGCAGAGCACCGCCAGCTTGCGGGCCGACAAAGACACAGCGTCCCAGCCCTTGTCGCTTGCGGTGATCTCCGAGTTCTCGTTGACGAAGTAGGCAGTGACGCCCGACGCACGCCGGGGGATGACCACCGAGTCGGACGCCATCGGCATCACCCGCACCGAGCGACGGGCCACGCCACGCTCTTCGCGGAGGTCGATGATCGTGCTCTCCAGCACCTCGGGCACCAGGTAGCCGCCGAGGCTGTTGGTCGTGGTCGTCAGCGGAGAAGTACCGCGAACCTCGATCCCGTGATCGTGGCACCACTGAGCCGCCCGCGTGTTTCCGCCGATGGTCGCCAGCAGCCATTGGCCGGTAGCGTGCGCCCGCTCTTCAGCCGACACACCACCATCAGCGCGGAAGTTGCGCACCTTCGCCGACCGCAGCAGCCGGGGAGCCGCGATGGTCTTCTCGACGGGCACCAGCACAGCCGGAGCAGCCGGAGAGGTCTTGCGTCCCTCGGGCACCGAGAGGCTGGCCTTGTCGGCGATCAGCTTGACCAGG